GCTACTATGGATGGTACACAAACTGTTGAGAATGGTGTTCTTGCAGGACCTATTACTATACCTGGTACTATAACAGTAACAGGGACTTTAGTAATAGTATAATGTCAAAAATAGAAGTAGATGCAATTGATAAACAAAGTGGTTCAACCTTAACTTTAGGTGGATCAGGCACAGCTGTAACTTTAGCTAGTGGTGCTACTCAAACAGGTTTTGGTAGAACAGGTACAGTTGATTGGATTACAACTCCAAAAGTTACTGGAGATTCTCCAGTTACAGGAGAATCAGGAAAAGGTTATTTTATGGACACTACAGCAGGAGCAATTACTCTTAATTTACCTGCTGGAGTTGCAGGAGCTATAGTATCTGTAGCAGATTATGCAAGTAAATTTCAAACAAATAATTTAACCATTTCACCAAACGGATCAGATAAAATTAGTGGTTTAAATATTGCTGTAACTTTAAGTACAGAAGGTCAATCAGTAACTTTAGTCTTTGTTGATTCAACACAAGGTTGGGTAACAACTTCTGATTCAAGTGAAAATGTTAAAGGTAGTGAATTTATATGTGCGTCAGTTAGTGGTGCTTGTAATACTTTAGCAACAGCTCCTTGTTGTGCTAATGTTAAAATAGCAACTTTTACAGGACCAGGAAATTTTACAGTTAATGCTGCTGCAGTGTCTGCAGCAAATAACACAATTTCATATTTAGTAGTTGGAGGTGGAGCTGGTGGTGGACAAGCTTGTGCTGGAGGTGGCGGTGGAGCCGGTGGATTTAGAGAAGTTAAAAGTCCTTCTGCTACAGGTTATACAGCAAGTCCTCTAGATGGATATTCAACTCCAGGAAATAGAATTGTATTTACAGGACCAGGAAGTTTTCCAATTACTGTAGGTGGAGGTGGAGCTGGTTCAACTAGTGTTCCTGTTCCGGGTGCTAGTGGAGGCAATTCAGTTCTTGCAGCAACAACTACAATAACAGGAGCCGGTGGTGGTGGCGGTGGTGGAGCTGGTACAGGTTGTAATCCTGCAGGTGGTCAACCTGGTGGTTCTGCTGGTGGTGGAAGAGGAGCAGGTGCTCCTTCAGGAACAGGTGGAGCAGGAAATACTCCTCCTACAAGTCCAGCACAAGGTAATAATGGTGGAACGGGAGCTTCAGGTAGTGGTGGATATCAAGAAACAGCAGCTGGCGGTGGTGGAGCTGGAGCTGTTGGTGTTAATGCAGCACCTGGTGGTAATGCAGGAGGTGGAGCTGGCGGAGCTGGTGTAGCAACTAGTATTACAGGAGCGTCTGTTACAAGAGCTGGTGGTGGTGGCGGTGGTACTGGTGGAAATAGTGGGCCTGCTATTGGAGCTGGTGGAGTTGGTGGTGGTGGATCTGGTGGAAACTGTCAACAAGGTATTGCTGCAACAGTTGGAACAATAAATACTGGTGGTGGTGGTGGTGGATCTGGTGGAAATTCAGCTACAAAAGCAAAAGCAGGTGGTTCTGGTATAGTAATAATAAGGTACAAATTTCAATAATTATGACAAGTAAAATTAAAGTAGATAATATAAATAAAGTTTCAGATGATACAAACATCATCAAAAAATGTGGAACAACTACTACAATCGGATCAGGAGCAAGTAATCCAATTGTTGTAGATGGCTCTGCAATTACATTAGGTCGTTGTGGTGGTACAGTGGCTTTAGCATCAGGTGCTAGTCAAACAGGATTTGGTAGAACGGGTACTGTTGATTGGCAGACAGGATCAATTAAAACAGCCACATTTACAGCAGCCAATGGCGAAGGTTATTTTGCTAATACATCAGGCGGTGCATTTACGATGAACTTACCAGCAGGTTCTGCTGGAGCAATAGTTTCAGTTGTAGATTACACAAACACTTTTCAAACAAATGCTTTAACAGTATCAGCAAATGGATCAGAAAAAATTTCTGGTAGTACAGTCGATGCTATTTTAGCAACAGAGGGACAGTCAGTAACTTTAGTATATGTAGATGGAACTCAAGGTTGGGTAACAACTGCTGATTCAACTGAAAACATAGAAGGAAGTGATTTTATAAATGTAAGTGTTTCAGGAGGAACTAATTCTATAAGTACGGCACCTTGTGGTAATTACAAATTAGCAACTTTTACAGGACCAGGTGATTTTACAGTTAACTCAATTTCAACTTCTACTCCAGCCAATAATATAGTAGATTATTTAGTAGTAGCTGCTGGCGGTGGTGGAGCTGGAAACAAATATAATTCTACTGCAGGTGCAGGTGCAGGTGCAGGAGGTTTAAGAGCTTCTTCAACAACTTATACAAACGGAGGACCCTCTTCTCCTTTAACACCAACTTCAGGACCAACCGCTGTAGCAGGTATTACCCTTACAGCTCAAACTTATCCAATAGTAGTAGGTGGAGGAGGTGCTGGAGGTGTTGTTAAACCTAATGGTAGCCCACCTTCTAATGGAAGTAATGGAAATAATTCAAGTGCTTTAGGAATTACATCAACAGGCGGTGGATTCGGAATGTTAGGAAATAGTAGCACTCCTTGTTCAAGTGCGGCTGGTAATGGTGGTTCAGGTGGTGGAAATGGAGGACCAACAGGACCTTCTAATCCAGGTGGTGGATCAGGAAATACTCCACCAGTTAGTCCCCCACAAGGAAATAATGGTGGAGGAGCTATGGCTCCAAGTCCAAGTAATTCAGGTGCCGCTGGTGGTGGTGGTGCTCTAGCAGTAGGAACTAATGGTGGACCAGGCGGTGGTGCAGGAGGAGTTGGTGCTGGTTTTCCAACAGTTGCTGTTGGCACAAAAGGTCAAAATTGTGGATCAAATTATTATTTTGCTGGTGGTGGCGGAGGTTCAAAATATACACCAAGTCCAGGAGCAGGTGCAGGTGCAGGAGGTTTAGGAGGAGGTGCGGCGGGTGCTTCAGGAAATGTTTTAGCAGTTAATGCAACAGATAATCAAGGAGGAGGTGGTGCTACTCCAGGAGGTTCTTGTACTCCAACTGATTTTAGAGGTGGTGGTAATGGTGGTTCAGGTATAGTAATAATAAGGTATAAGTTTCAATAGGTAAAAATTATGAGTGAAGTAAAAGTAAATAAAATTAGCCCACGATCCGGAACAGAAGTAACGCTAGGTGATAGTGGCGATACGTTCACAATTCCTAGTGGTGCAACAATTAATAACCAAGGTACAGCAGTAAATTTTGGTGCAACAGGTTCAGCGTCTTGGGTAACAACAGTTAAGACAGGAGATTTTACAGCAATTGCTGGTGAAGGATATTTTGTAAATACAACAAGTGGTGAGATTGATGTAGCACTACCAGCAGGAACAGCAGGAGCTGTTATTGCAGTTAAAGATTATGCAAATACATTTGATACAAACCAATGTATTTTAGTTCCAAATGGTTCAGACAAAATTGGTGGTTTAGCATCAAGTGCATTTTTACAAACAGAGGGAATTGCAGTAACATTAGTATTTATAGATTCAACACAAGGTTGGTTAGTTACAGATTCAGGTTTACAATCAGAAGCACCTGGACCACAATATATTGCTGCAACTGGAGGAAATACAACATTAACAGTTTGTAGTCATAAAGTTCACATATTTACAGGACCAGGTACTTTATGTGTATCAGCTGCAGGTAATGCTGCAGGATCAAATGCAGTAGAATATTTAGTAATAGCTGGTGGTGGAGGTTCAGGTGGCTATGGTGGATCTGGTTCAAAAATTCAAGGTGCTGGTGGTGGAGGTGGTGGAGGTTGGAGATCATTTACTTCTCTTCCAAGTGCAGCCCCACAAAATGCTCCAGCAGCTTTACCGGTTTCAGTACAAGCGTATCCAATTACAGTAGGTGCGGGGGGATCAGGAGATCCTTCCAATTGTAGTGGTGGATCAAGAGGAGCTAGTTCAATATTTTCAACTATAACATCAACAGGTGGTGGTGGAGGTGGATCTAAAAATTCTCCAGCACCTGCCGCTGGTGCTAATAAGCCAGGAGGATCTGGTGGTGGTGGAGCTGGTAAAACTACTCCTCAAAGTGTCGATCAAGGAGGAACAGGCAATACTCCTCCGGTCAGTCCATCTCAAGGAGAACCCGGTGGAAATGGTGCTAGAAGAGCAGCATCACCAGCGTGTGAATCAGGAGCTGGAGGTGGTGGCGGTGCAAGTGGGGCTGGAAATACTGCACCAACTTGTAGTATACCTGGAAAAGGTGGAGGCACTGGACAATATGTTGTAGATGCTTTTTTTGGACCAACAGCGCCAAGTTATGGTTGTTCACCAGGTCCTCAAGCACCTACTGGAAGATTTTTTGCTGGTGGTGGTGGAGGTGGTTCAGGAGGTCCAGGAACTGGTGGAGATGCTGGTCCAGGAGGTGGTGGACGAGGTGGTGATAATGGTACAAGTAATGCTAATGGTGTAGTTAATACAGGTGGTGGAGCAGGTGGACCAAGAGATCAAACATCTAAATCAGGCGGATCAGGAATTGTAGTAATTAGATATAAATTTCAAACTTGATGAACAATAAAAATTAATATATAAGGAGAAACATTATGGCACATTTTGCAAAACTAGGATCAAACGGAAAAGTTATTCAAGTACTAACTTTGAATAATGGTGATATGTTAAACGCTGATGGCGTTGAAGATGAATCAGTAGGACAACAATATTTAGAGACACATAATAATTGGCCTGCACAAATGTGGATTCAAACATCTTACAATACATCTGGTGGTCAACACAAAGATGGTGGTACACCATTAAGAGGAAATTACGCAGGTATAGGTTATACTTGGGACGAAGATAATAATATTTTTTGGCCTAAAAAACCTTATGCTTCTTGGGTAAAACACAACGAATCAGCTTCTTGGAAATCACCAATCGGTGATGCTCCAGCATTAACAGCTGAACAAGAAGCACAAAATACACCTACAAAAGACGCTGAAGGAAATGTGACAGCAGAACCTACTCATTCCTGGTCTTACGTCTGGAATGAAGCTAATCAAACTTGGGACTTGACAGACAACAAAGCATAAATTAAAAATGGTGGTGGTATGCAGAGACAAGTATTAACAGAACAAGCTCTATATTATGGTGATGTCGATATGCCTAAAGATTGGGATATTGATCGAGATAAATTATCAGGCGACATTTTACAATCAGTAATTCAAAATAAAGATTTTCCGTTCTCACGAACTTGGGATATGTTAAATACATATATGCGAGATCACGTTGGTCTTGAGTATGGTGTAAATTTAGTTAACAAAGAAACGTGGGGAAATATTTATAAACCTAGCGAGACTACAATTCCTTTATTAAATATAGATCCAGTAGATTTACGTAACTCTCCAGATTTTACATTACTCTATGGTGTCAAAGTTAAAGATTGTATGGTTCGAATACACTATGAAGATAACAGACGTAAAGGTAGAAGTTGGGATATAGAACTTAAAAATAATATGTTCATAATGTTTCCATCTACTAATATGTATTATCTAACTAACAATCAAAAAGATTCATTAAACTTCGTACAAACAATAACTTATGAATATATATAAAAATTTTTTATCTAAAAAAAAATTTAAAAAATTAAAAGATGAAATGATGGGACATAGTTTTCCTTGGTATTTTAAAGATGGTATAAATAAAATACCAGATAAAAATTTTCAATTTTGTTTTATTTTTATAAATGGAAAGGGTGAAATAAATTGTTCAAATAAAATGATGGATCTTTTAAAACCTGTTTTATCTAAATTAAAATATAAAAAAATAAATAAAATAAAAGCAAATTTATTAACTAAAGATAATAATATTACTGAACACGGAATGCACATAGATCAATGTGAAGGAAAAACAGGTATACTATATATAAATAAGTGTAACGGATACACTAAATTTGAAAATGGTAAAAAAATTAAAAGTGAAGAAAATAAATTTGTTGAGTTTAATTCAACATTAAAACATACAGGTTCATCTTGTACAGATAAAAAAAGGAGAGTTGTAATAAACTTTAATTATCAATGAATATATCTAATTACTACTGGCATTTTCCTGCAGCGCTTACACCAAAGTTTTGTGATGATGTAATAGCTTATGCAAATTCACAAGAAGAAGTAATGGCTAGAACAGGCGGCTATGGTGATAGAAAATTAAAAAAAGAAGAAATAAAAGATTTAAAAAGAAAAAGAAACTCTGATCTAGTTTGGTTAAATGATACTTGGATATATAAAGAATTACATCCATACGTTCATATGGCTAACAAAAATGCAGGTTGGAATTTTGATTGGGAAAGATCAGAATCGTGTCAGTTTACAAAATATAAACACAACCAATACTATGATTGGCATTGTGATAGTTGGGACAAACCTTATAAAAAAGAAGGACCTGACTTTGGTAAAATTCGAAAACTATCTATGACTTGTCAATTAACAGATGGTTCCGAATATACAGGTGGTGAGTTAGAATTTGATTTTAGAAACTACGATCCACATATGAGAGATGAAGCTAAACATTTAAGAAGAGCAAAAGAGATTTTACCTAAAGGATCTATTATTGTGTTTCCTTCTTTTGTATGGCACAGAGTTAAACCCGTAACCGCTGGCACAAGATATAGTCTTGTAGTTTGGCATTTAGGAAAACCATTTAAATAATATGTATATAAATAATTACTTTAACACGACCATTTGGTCTGAACAAAAACCAGAGTTTGTAAAATCATTAACAAAAGCATCTAATAAATATATTAAAGCTGCTAGAAATTTTCCAGAAGCTAAAGCACATATAAAAAAGTTTGGTGACTTTGGAAGATCATATCACTCAACACCTCTTACAGCTGACAATGATTTTATAGATTTTAGAAATTACATTGGTCAAAAGTCTTGGGAATATTTAGATCACCAAGGTTTTGATATGCAACAATACACAACACTATTTAGTGAGATGTGGGTACAAGAGTTTGCTAAAAAAGGTGGTGGTCATCATTCAGCACACGT